ATACCCATTTACGCGCTGTTGCTCCCACTGTTAGTAATAGCAAACTTTCTGGAAATGTTAGTCCCGGGATTGAACCCTGGGCAGCTAATGTATTTACGGAACAGTCAGCTAAAGGAACGTTCATTAGGAAAAATCCTACGTTGGTTAAGGTTTTGGAAAAAGCCGGCATCAACACGAAAGAAACGTGGGACAAAATCTTAGCAGACGGTGGTTCTGTACAAGACATAAAAGAATTAGACGATGATACAAAAGAAGTATTTAAAACGTTTAAAGAAATAAATCAATTAGAATTAGTAAGACAAGCTGGTATACGCCAGCAATATATAGATCAAAGTGTAAGTTTAAATTTAGCTTTCCCTGCTGAGGCAAATCCTAAATGGATTAATCAAGTTCATTTAGATGCATGGAAAAAAGGAATTAAAACTTTATACTATATGAGAACTGAGTCTGTGCTACGTGGAGACATAGCTGCACGAGCAATGGACGAGGCGTGTTTAAGTTGTGATGGATAGTAACTAAAAAAGGGGAGCTCGATTGAACTCCCCTTTAGTTACAGGATCTTCGGGTATGGTACGCCCGTTATTTCTTGATCCTCAACAATTCCATCTACGTCTTGCTGCTCTACCTCTTTCTGATTTCCAGCTTCTAGATCTTGCACAAAACGATTTTCTACGTTTAGCATCTTTACTTCCTGGTTTAAGCTCTGATGGCTTTTTAGTTACAGCAGTTTTTAATTTACTACCAGGATTTTTTCTTTTATATTCATTAACACCTTTTTGCGTCATACCTCCTCCAGCTGCACCACCTGTAGCGCTTTTATCTTTAGATACTTTATTAAAATTCTTACCTTTACCTATAGTACGTCTTGGTTCTGCTTTATTAGCTGGACTATCAAATGGCTTATCAATTTTGTCATAAGTTAATTTAGTATCATCTGAATATACAGGACGATTAGATAATACTCCATCTTCAGGATCAACATTAACACCATGTTTAGGACTAAAAAATGCTTTACCATACTTATTAGCTTCGGTATGTAAACTGTCTTTAGTTTTTTGATTTAAAGCTTGAAATGCTTTTTTATCAGCAGGATCATATCTAAATTTTTCACCTGATTTGTGTCCTTCACCACGACTTTCTCCATATTTTTTTAAAGGAGATGTCATAAAGTTTCTTCTTCTACCACATGAAGTGACGGGAAACGGATTACCTTTTTGTTTATACATTATTCACCGCATTTTTTACTAGGGTCATCAACTCTTCTCCAGTCTTCTTTTTCAAACCAGTCTCTGAGTGTAGCTCCTTTTTTACGAGCACCCTTTACATTTGTTTTACTTGATCTTTTATAAGCACCTCTTGAAGCAGCTGACTTCTTAGAGTTTACTAATTCTTTTTTCTTTTCAGAAGATAAACTTCTGATCTTGGCAGCTGGCAAACAAGTTTTAGATGTGCCACCGCCTTTTTGTTTATTAGCAGGTGATGATGCTTTTACACAACTCCCTTTACTAAATCTCGATGTACCCGGTTTTCTTTTATATCCTTCCCAACAGTTGAAAGGTGAGTTATTTAATTTAAACGCCATTTTTTTGTTTTATATGGTTATACATTGCATCTCCTAATTCTTCACCAACTCTTGAATCTGAAGCATAGTGTACTCTTCCTACTAATCTACTTTTTGAAATATTATCTGCAGCCTGCATAAAGTCTCTTTTATATTTGGGATACATTTCACTAAATGCGTTTGCAAATAATTTTGATTGAGCAGAATGACCTGATGGATATGATTTTGTTTTAGCTGTATCCATATTTACAACATCTAAATTTAAACCTAATCCTTTAGCTAAACCTTGTGGTCGAGTTCTACCATGGTAGTTTTTAAGTTTAGTAATTATATCAGCACTATCATTGTTTAGTTGTTTAAATGTGTCTTCAGGAAATGGTATACCTTTTTGTTGAAAAATATCTTTAAATACTTTTTCTTGATCATCATTGTATTCAACAAACTGTTTATCGATAGGTGTTCTTTTAATATCGTTTATTTCTTTATAAGTAGTTAAAGAACCATCGCTTGGTGGTTTTTTACCTTTAAACTGCTCAATATTAAAATCGCTAAAAAGACTCATTATTTCTTTTTACCTCCTCCGTAATTACTTGGACCACCAGCTTTAGTACATCTTACACCCCAGCCAGAAGCATAAGCACTTGGCCATACTTTAAATTTCTTTTTAGCCGCAGCTTTACATGGACCACTAATTTTTTTCAAAGGACTATTTTGCATAATCTCTTTTGCTATTTTTTTACCTCTTCCAATACCTAAAAGATTTAAAGCAGACTTCTTTTTTATAGTACCTAGATCAATACCAACTTGACCTTGATAATCTTGCTCTTTAATAGATTTATCAGTTATTGATTGAGTAGCATGCATACGTCTCTTTTCAGAATCACTCATTGGTGGTTGCTTTGGAGTTGGCTTTGGCTGTGGCTTTCTCTCTTCTTTCATAGATGGACCACCATGATACTTGATACCATGACTTGTTTTCTTGTGAGCTTTCCAATATTCATTCCCCATATCATGATCATTTCTACCACCTCTACTTTTCATAGGTGATTTCATTGAAGGAGCTAATTGCCATTTTTCTATACCTGTTTTATCTTGCTCTTCTGCATCATTAGTAGGTATTAATTTTATTTTACCTGCTTTAGTATCATAATAAAATTCATTTTTTTCTCTATCATACTCATTTAAATTATCTTCAGCACTTAAAGGTTTTTCATATTTAGTGCCTTTCATTTTATGAGTTCTGTCCATGTAACTCTTTTTAAATTCTTTCCATGCGTTAGATGCAGCAATGCTATCATTTTCCATTTTAGCTGGACTACCTTTCTTTTTATCTGGATGTCCTTTACCGCCATCAGCTTTGTGTGCGTGAACAGCTTTTTGTTGTGCGTAACTTTTGTATCCCATTTTAAATTGTTTTATACTTTGTTCTATTGTACTCGTCTTTATATGCTTTTAAACATCTATTTCTGTTGTCTTCATCAGAAACGTATGATATATGTATCCAATTAGGATTCATGTCTGTACCAAACTCCCATATCATTTGATCAAAGTTTAAATTTTCTTTAACCCAATGATACATTTCAGCATTTGTTTTACAACCATAAACATCATCAACATCAATTGCTTGACCTTTACAATGTTGTGAAGTTTTTGAACCACCGATAGCTTCATTAAGTTCTGGTGATCTAAAAAATGAATTAACTTTTATTGGTCCACCAACCCAAGCTCTTAATGGTTCAAATATTTTTTCTGCTAATACTTTCATGTTTTCTACTTGTGTAGGATTAGGAGTATTATCTATACCTTTACGCTTAGCGGTTTGTGAATGTATTGCTTCTGCGTAAGTTATATGTTTGCTTATGTTTTCCATATTATTCTACTTCGCTAAATACAGCGTAGACACGTATATTTCTTTTTCTGCCTTTGCGTATTGTAGCTATTAGTTCTTTACGATCTTTAACTTCCTCTTCTTTTACAGGATAGTATTTAGGATTCGTACTATTTAATTTTCTTTTTTTCATTTTAAAATTGACTAGCAGTATTTACCTCATCAACTGCTTCTTGTATTTCATTTAAATCTGCCGGTAACATTAAATCTAGTCCTGCTTTAAAAACGGTTTCTTTAATACCATCTTTAAATATAATTAATGTCGGCGCCATACGTACCTTATATTTCTTTTTAGCAGCTGGGCACGCAGCTATATCTGCTCTATAATATATAACGTCTTTAAGTTCTGACCACTGTTCAAACTTGTTCGCATCATTAAACTTAGCGTAAAACTCTACAATTACAGGTTTGGTTTGATCATCACCAAAAGCTTGTCTTTCATTTATCTTTTTATCAAAGTTACCATCTGTAATCCACTCTACTTCTTGAGCAGACATGCTAAATGATAATAATAATAAAATTATATTTAAGTATTTCATACTATCTTTGTTTACTTTGTATATCGTACAATCGTTGATCTATCTTATCAATTGTTTCTTTTATCTCCTCTACATCTTCTTGCGTATCCATAATTGTTTGACGAATTAATTCATCTTTTAAATCATATTCTACTCTATCAATAACTGGTTTAGGTAATTCTTTAGCAAGAGCTATATCAGCTTGCATTACAAAGTATAAGCTAGCTAATGACACTACTCCTCCTATTATTATTCCTATTGTTTTAAGATCAAGTGTTACTTTAGTATCTTCACCTATTTGATTTGCCATTTTATCTTAGTGTTATATTTAAACCTACTGAACTGTTATATATTTTACTATCCCAAAACTTAGTATATTCACCTTCAACAAATATACCTATGTTTTTGTTAAGCTTCCAACCAAACTGCACTCCAGTTTGATAATCTTCCCATTGCTCGTGATCTGAGTCTTGTCTTAATCCACCTAATCCCCAGTTATTTCTATTTAAATAACTAAAATCAACATCACCTTTTACATACTTGTGATATGGTAGTAAATAAGAACCATAAGCATGAAGCCAGAAATTATTTTTATAATGATAAAAGTCAAAACCGACCACAGGTGATACAACACCAAACGGATCTAATAAATCCCATTGCTCGTTATTATAACGATTAATTAGTGATTCAAATATAGTATCACGGAATTGTAAATCAGTATAAGCCACTTCATTTCCTTGTGGATCATACCAATAGTAATCATAAACATCTTCACCATCAATATTAATAGTAACCCATTGATCAGTATAACCATAGTTATATCCTAATTGATACCAATAGTTAACTGGCCAACCATTTTCATCTGTCTCATTTAACCATATTTCAATTGGATTATAACCGTAAGCTCTTTCATGTGTACGATACATAGCTCCGGCAGATATACTAAACTTTTTACCAATAGGTAATTTAGCTCTAACCTCAGCAGACTTATAGTTAAAATTAACTTTACCTTGTTTTCTACTTTCAAGCTTAACAATGTGGTGTTTACCACTATGTTTTAAGAAATATCGATGATTTTTGAAAACATCATCTCTGGATCTTTCTTTTTCAACATGTATAACGTATTCTAAACCTTTAATAGATGAATTAGGAGCTGTCATAGCTACGTTAGATTCAGTTCCATCGTAGTATTGTTTACCCTTAATTTCATAATCAAATCTTGCTATCTTACGAATACCAAAACCATAGCGATAATCAAAGTCATAATAGTCTGTACCATCAACAACAACAGGTGGTGTATACAAATTACCATCAGGATTTGTTCTTACAAAATAATCTTTTGGATTTTCTCTAGGATTTTTAATATCACCTGCTACATATATAGTACCGTATTTAAACAGCTCGTCATAAACAGATTTAAATAAATTCTTTTTCTCTTGAGCATTAGCAGAGACCGCAATAACCGCCGCAAATAGGACACATATTATTTGTTTCATTTTTCATTTTTTCTTTTTTTACGTTTTTTTCTTTTTTTCTTCTCCCACTCTGTAACAACATAAGATCTAATAGTTATTTCTTTAGGCTCTACACAGTGATTTGTTTTAATTACTTTTACCTTATAGTTAGGTAATTTTTCTTCTTCAACAGTAATACATTTTTTTATTTGTTGAGAAAACGTAGTTGTTGAGATCAATAATAATAAGATTAAAATAGTGTTTTTCATTTTATTTGTATTTTTTAAACATGAGTTTGTATAATAGCTTGTTCCAAGCCGCTTGTAATTTGTCAATAAATTTTTTCATAATTATGGTTTTTTATAGTATTGTATAATTCCGTCGTATCTTTCTATTGCTATATAATCTACACCTTCTTTTAAACCTTTTGGTATACCATTTTTCCAAGATTTTGCTCCTGTAAATGGAACTCTTTTAGTAAATCCATTTGATTTAGCATACTCTACTTGAGCTTTAAATCTTTTCTTTAATCTTTCTAGTTCTTTTTCTTCTTTCTTTATTGTACTTTCTCTACCCCAATAAGGTAAACCAAAGTTCCAACCGTTCCAACCAAGCAATAAAGCTACTCTTTCAAATGTTCTTACATTTTCATCAGTTGCTTGTCTAATATTATTTATTTTTCTAAATAATCTATCAATAGGTATATTTGTTGCTCCAGATATAATTGAAGATATAGCTATATAAGCAGGATTATCTAAACTCCAACCTCGCTTTTTTATGTCTGCCATGTTCCAGCTAAATGTTCTAAGTCCATTTCTTATGTTACGAACTTTTGTATCTATAACTGGTGATATATCAAATAAATTAAATAAAGCTTCTTCGTATTCCGGAGTTTTCTTACCTGCTTGATAATCTAATTCTCTTATTACGTTTTTAACTGTAGATATTAGTGCACCACCAAAACCAAGACCAAACAATAGAGAATCTACCATACCATTTATAGTATCAGCTGTTTTATTTCTATCTTTTTCTTCTTCATCTTCAAATGCTACAGCAAATAGAGCTTGTTGTAAAGAATTAAATACTAAGTTTTGTACAGCTACATAATATATAACACCAGATAAATTACTTAAATCACTTTCACGCTGTGTCATGCCTGGTCGTCTTCTTCTATTAATTAGATCAAGCAACATTTTCTTAGCCTTCCTGTTATATTGCATTGTAACGTTTTGGAAAGATAATATTAAACGACCAAATAAACTAGCTTGCTGAGATGATATTTTACTAGGATTACTAGACTGCTGAGTTTCTTCTGCTATATCGTAAAAATCTTCAAACGCTTGTTGTTTAGCTTCAGCTTTAGTATATTTTTTACCAGTCTTTTCGTTTGTTCTATTTAATAAAGATTTTTGTCTATTCATATAGAAAGTAGCACCACCTGTAGCAATTGCTAAACTATCAAATATTCTTGTAAGTACAAAACCTTTATCAAGTAGATATGCTAACATACCTTTGAAACCACCTTTTTTTGCAGCCGCAGCAAGTTCAGCTTCATTAACATTTATCTTTAAACCATCACGTCTATTTACCAGATAATCAGAGTTCATTAACTCCATAACTGTTGGAACATAATCTTTGCTTAAAAAAGCTTTAGCAGCTGCATATATATTATTATCACCCCAATTTATAAAGTTTACATTAGATAACATCTGCAACGTACCAGATCTCATATTAAGGAACATCGCTACAGCAACAGAGCCGTTTAACCAGTCCATCATTTCATTAACTTGACGTGATCCACTTCCTTGATATGTAGGTCTATTTGAACCTGTTTCCATACGTTTTAAAGAATCACGTAAAGCTTCTACATACTTAGAACCAAAAGCAGCTTCAAGCTTGTTCATGTTTTTAGGAGAAAATATTACATCAACATTATCTTTCCACTCAGTTAATAATTCTTTTCTAAAACTTTTGTCTAAACTACTTAGTATATCTGATTTAATATCACCTGCTATCCAGTAAGCTGTAGGTGCAGGATATTGTTGTTCTTTTTGTATTAACTGTATATTATCAGCAAATTGTTTTAGTTCATAATCTGTGTTAACAGCTTCTACTAAAGCATCAATATCTGCTTGAGATATACCAGGTATTTCCATACCTTGTTTGTTCCATAAATAAACTCTTACAGCCTGTGATTTATTATAAGGTCCAACACCTATATCATCATTTAATGGGTTTGAGAACATACCTTTTACACCTTTTTTATTTTTTAATGTAGGAAAAGCTTGTTTCAACGCATTAAAATCTTTTGCTACATTAATTTTAGCAGATATTAATTCTTGTTCTGCTCTGTTATAAGGCACTATTAAATTATCTCTAATCCATTTTTGCTGTCTCGTACCAGTTTCACCTTTACCAACTATGTACTGTACTAATCCTAAAAAGTCATCGGCTGATGCAGTTATTGTAAGCTGCTTCATTAATCTTCTAAAAAACCCTTTATCTTTTTTTCTACCTTCAAGCTTAGCTCTAACATCAGATATTTCTTCATCAGCTTTAATACCAGTTTTATCTTCTAGTATTTCGTTCATTTCTTTATCAAGTCTAGTAGCTTTATCTGCAATAGCTTGTTGAACTCTAGATTTGACATCTAGTTGACTTAGTATGTCTTTTACTTGTTGTACATTTAAAGCTGAATCATCTGCGAAATAAAAATCATTATATCCTTCAGCTGCTTTACTAAGAAACCAATCAGCTTTTGCTTGTGGTGATCCGTCTTCTAATGTTATAATATTTTCTAAAGGTATATTTAAACCTATATTGTCTAAAAATACTTTAATAGATTCTTGTGCTGCGCCAGGTCTAGCTGTAACAACATATATATCTTTTGGTCCGTATTTACCTTGTCGCCTTAACGCTGTGCCAGCTAATGGACCTTTTTCTGTTGATAAATCTACATTATCAAAATTTCTGTAATCAAACTCTGCGCCTTGCTCTGATAAACCTTCATATTCTACAGCGAACTCACCTGCAGTTAATTCACCTTTTGTACCATCTGGCATTGTATATAATACTTTTTCTTTTGTTAAAGCTAAAGTATCGTCCATGTCAAAAGCACTTAATCCTTTACGTTGTTTAAATATTTTTAATCCTTTTATTTTAGCTATTAAAGAATTTAATAATGTTTTCTTAACCTGCTTAGATGTTCTAGGAACTCTACAAGGTGATGTACATCTCTTTTCTAATATCTGTTCTGTATATTCTTGTATATTTAAATTTTGAGCTGCAGCGTCTTTTGCTATTTTAAGAGAAACTGCAAAATCTTTTAACACTGTAGCTTTGTTTTCGCCTTGTTGTAATCTAGTTATAGCTTGGTTTTGAACTTCAATTACATTAGGAACTTTTCTGAATCTTTTATCTACTTGAACACCATAATATTCTGCTATAGTTACACCGTGCTTAGTTAATATGTATTGATTAGGATTTATAACATTTGAATCTGTATATCTTACTAAAGAACCTAAACCTTGATAAACTTTTGATATATTACCATCTCTTAATCCAGTAAACACAAGATTAAAAGCTTCATTCATCTTAGATTTTAAACCTTGATTTGCTAAAGCAGCATGCTCAGTAGCTAACATAGCACCTTGTATATAAGATCCTTTAACTATAGGTTTAATAATACTCATTTGATCAGTAGCGGCTCCGTATAATAATAATCTAGCTAAATTTTGAGCTGGTAAACTATGTTCTTCATCTATTCTAGAAGTAAAATCAGGTTTACCTGTATTTATATCAATAGGGTAAAATGCATAAGGCGCAGCTATTCTAACCATGTGATTCATGTTGTTACCGCTATCATCAATTATACTATCGAATACGGGTAAGTATTTCATGTTATCACCTTCACGTAAAAAACTACCTAAATCATCAAATAAATCTAGAACATCATCTAAGTTTTGTTCACTATAAACTATATCTACAGCGTTTGTATCTAATGTACCTTTTTTATTTTTATATCTAGTTCTGTTTTGTTCTAAAGTAGAACCTTCAGCTCCAGGAATAGCGTTGTCAAACTCTGAAACAGTATTAAAATTTAATCTCTTACTTCCAGTCATAGAAGATTTAAGTAGCTCAGTATATTTTTTTCTTTTAGCAGGATCTTCTATAGTATCTAAAAATTCATTTATACCTTCTTCTCTTAATTCTCTAAATGTTAATTTTGTAGAAGCATCTTCTTTTGAAGCTATTTCAGACAACTGATCTAAATCATAAATTATTCTTGATTTTTGTTTGCCTTTTGTTTTACCTCTTTGTCCTATATATTTTTCTTTTTTAACAGGTATTTTTTTAAAACCTAATATACTAGATAATGATGTTCCTTCTCCATCTCTGGTAAATTCAAAATAAGTATCAGAGTCTTCTAATTTAACTTTATTTTTAGCTTTATCTATTTTCTTTTGTAATCTTTCTTTAGCTAATTGTTCTCTTGATTTCTTTTTATCTCTTTCTTTTATAGCTCTTCTACCATCAATAGGACCAGGAGGAGGAGAACCACCTGCAGCTGCTTCTTGACCTGTAATAACATCAATTCCAGCATCTTCAACCGCTTGTGGGAAATTTTTAAATTTTTCTTGTATAGCAAGTTCTATGTTTTGTCTATCTTCACCTGTTGCATTTTCAAGCAAAGCTCTTAATTCATCAGCACTGTTTTGAGTTTCTAAATTTTGTATCTCTGCTTTTCTTTGTTTAAGCTGTTGTTCATTTCTAGCGGCAAGTATTCTATTACCTATTTCACGGTTTTGCTCTATTAAATTATCTATAACAGCAATACCTTCAAGTTGTTGAGGTTGAGGTTGAGCGTCAACCACATCTAATGAAGTATCTTCTTTTGTTCTAGGATCTAATTTATTTTCAAGAGTTTCCATAAACTCAGCAGCTGTGATTTCACTATCAGATAATGCGGTTTCTAATTTAGCCATAAAATCTGTATCTTGTGACAACTCATTTAAAGACTCTAAAGCAAAATCATTTGCTAAGATTTGATATAATGATTGTTGTCTTTTTTCACCAGCTAAAAAATAATCTTTAAATTCTTGTAAACCTTGTTGTGTAATTTGAGGTATGCTATATACAGGCTTGTCAAATCTACTTATCTTACCTGATTTACCAACTTGTTTTGTTTTTGTAGTACCTATTTTTTTAATACCAAATAGTTTACCAAATCTTCTTTTTATTGTAGCAGCAGGTACAGATTTAATAAAATCTGAATCGAAAGAATTTACAAAATCTTTATATGCTTGACTAGCAAAAGTACCTATATCTTTTCTTAATTGTTTAAAATAATCTTTTTTAGCATTTTCTTTTATTATACTAGCTGTAGTCGCAGGATTGTCGCCTTTATTTGCAGCTAATAATATATCTTTTTGTAACTCGTCTTTAATAATAGCTTTAGTTTCAGATACATCTTGATCTTGTACTTGATCTGTTTGAGATGAATATACTTTTTCTCTTGCTTCACTAACTTGACCTTCATCAAAATCTACTTGTTCTTCTGTATCTGCAACTTCTCTAGCTTCTTCTCTATCTAAACTTTGACCTCTTCTACCTATACTAGCTTCTTCATATATTTCTTGAGCTTTAGGTTTTAAAGAATTAGTTACATAAGTACTCCATGTTACACCTTTTGAAGGATCAAAATTGTTTATAATAGGACCAAGTCTAGAATTAATAGCTTCTAAAACTCTATTTCTTGGTATTGTACCCGCTTCTTTACTAAATCTAATTGCTTCTAAATATAAGTTTTGATTATTATTTATCAATGCTTCTTGAGCTTGATTTCTAGCTGCTTGACTAATACTATCATCTTTTATAGTTTCAAGTAATGTTTCATTTATACCATCATTTGAATCATCTACTTGTATTTCTGTATCTGTATCTGTATCTGCGCCTGTATCTGTATCAGCTTCATATACAGTTGTATAAGAACCATCTGCATTTCGCTTTTCTATTTTAGCAACATCATCTTTAGTGTAACTTCCTTTTAACCAACCGTCTCCTAACTCTTTATTTTTAATTTGTACTCTACTGTCAGTTTTAGCTATATCAAAACCTTTATCTTTTTTATATGTAATTCTATAATCAGAATCTACACCTGTACTAACTTCATCAGAAGTGGTTACATCTATTCTATCTTTTTGTCTTCTACCTTCAATTGTTTTACCTTCAAGAATTGCATCTACCTCAGATTGACCTACATATCTATAAACATTTTCATCTGTCCAATCTATACCGTATTTTTCTAATCTTTCTTGAGCTTCAATATCACCAGCTCTAGCTTTATCTATATCTGTATCTAACTTATTTTGCTTTTTAGTTTCTTTACCAAGACCTATAGTATCAAATAAACCGTCTAAATCTATTATACTATTTTTTATTGTACCTTCTCTAGGAGTTTGATAAGTTTCAATTATTTCTTTTATTTCTCTATTTACATCGTTTAAATCTTGAGTATTACCATTTGCTTCATTTATAACTCTATCATCTATTCTTTTTATTTCATTTTCAAGATTTTTCTTTCTTTGAATTAAATTTTGTAATCTTATTCTAGCTTTTCTTTCAGTTACAGTAGCAGGAACTTTCATAGCCGCTTCTCTAATCGCAGAAATATTATTTATAATAGATCTTTTAGTCGGCATTGATAAAAGATTATCAGCATCAATCTGTTCTTTCATCATTTTAAAAGCGTCATCTGCTATCATAAAACTTTTACTACCAGGAGTAGACATATTATAATTTTCTACTATTTTTTGAGCCTGATCTGTGTACATGTTATTTTGAGCCGCAGCTACATTAACATTTTGAAATGAACTTATAGCACCACCAACTCCACCTGTTAACATACCTATTCTCCAACCCATTTCAGCTTCTTTAGCTATTGCTTCTAAATCTATATTTTCAGTAAGTACAGCTCCTATTCCTTTGCCAGCCATATCCATACCTTCACCTAACTGCATAGTATTTATAGCTACTTGACCCATATAACCTTGAAAACCTTCAGTTGCAGCTTCTATAGCAGAATCTATAGGTAATGCAGCGAGTGTAATACCGCTTCTTGTTAACCATCTAGAAAATACATTTTGCATTAATCCTCTTGCTGCAGCGTTTTTTAAAAGAGTAGCAGACATATTACCTGTTAGTCTAGCACCTGCATATCCCGCAACAAATTCACTTAATGTAGTACCAGCAGCTGACATCACAGGAGCTAGTTGAGCACCATATCTATCTTGCTGCATAGCCTGTATGTATTCTTCAGTGGTAAAACCATCTTCACCGAACTCTTTCTGCATTTGTCTTCTTGTGCCTTCTATAAAAGTATCACCATAAACTTGACCACCCATATATAGAGAACCAGCAGCCTGTAAAGCAATACCAGCAGGTATCAAAGCTGAGCTTCCACCAGCAGTAAAAGGAGCAGCGGCAGTACCAACTGTTTGAAGTATACCACCTACAACCATTGGTAACATATGTGGAGCTTGTGATATTAATTGAGCCACAGTGCTATCTTCTAGTTTATCACGATCTATAAGAGTACTCCACTCTTCAGCATCAGCTAATTCCTCAAGATCCTCTGTTATATCTGCTATAGTGTTGTCATATCTTGATTTTCTTTGATCAAAAAACGCGCCTAACGAGTCATCATCGTCCCATAAGCTCCACCATTTTTGATAATCATCAACTTGTTGATTTATTTTTCTAGCTTCACCAACAGTCATATCTCTAGTTAACGCTCCGTCTATTCTTTGTTGTAAAGTTCTTCTTTCACCATCATATGCGTCATAAGGTCTATCATCTAGAATATATTTACCTTTTTCTTCGTCCCAAATTACATAATCATCATTATTAAAAACACCTTTATATTGAAGATCTTTTAATAATTCTAGGTTTTCACCATCTTTTAATCCTTGTTTTACAGAATCATATCTTTCAAATCTATCTTCTAATTCAAATCCTTCTTGTAAAGCAATTTCTAATTTATTCATTGTTGCTTTCATTTGAATACCAGTGTCTACTGCTGCTTCTCTGTATGTTTGAAAATCCATGTTTCCAAAACTAAACATATCTACAGCTCCTGTAAATAAATTGTCTAAAATATCTCCTTTACCAGATCTAACTTCATCAATTTCTCTTAACACGTTGCTATCTAGCCAACTATCATAATTATATCTTTTATATTTTTGAGCAAATTCACCAAATAAATCATTAGTAATTACACCATATTCTTTGTATAATCTTCCTAGTGATTCATTTTCTGTAAGTTTTTCTTTATAAGTATTATTATACCAATCAACAAAATCTTTTTCCATTAACAATTGATCTTCTTCAGATATATTTCCATCTTCATCTTGATACCTGTCTCTTAAATCAAGTGTATATTGTTGAGCTTCTTCCATAACTTGTTTTTGAACCTGTTCAGAAATAAACTGCATTCTAGGATCATCTTTCATTGCTTTGTTTAAAGTATCACTATATGCTGTTACCATTTCTGCTTCTCCAGCGGCTTTAGCTTCGTCATAAGTATATTTTTCACCCGTATCAGGGTTTATCATTTTCATGAAGTCGTCTTCATTTTTTATATCAGCAATCTCTGGTAGCTTAGTTTTTATATAAGCTTCTGCTTCTGGATCTGTTATAGACAACTCAGATAGTTCTTCAGCTGATAGCTCAAGATCACCTCTAATATAAGCATCATATCTTTCTTTTTGCTTATTTATATAGTCAGTTTTAATTTTTTCAGCCGCAGCTCTACCTTCTTGACTTACCCAATAATCATAGCTAGGTTCACTTCTTTGACTAGGATGTGGTGATACAAAAGGATCTGTACCACCTTCTCTTGTGTTAATATAATCTATACCATCATAAGGATTTTCATCATTAGTATATGAAAGGATGCCAGGCCTTAAATCATTTCTATCAATACCTGTTCTTTCTAAAAACTCTTCATCTGACAAATCTTTATGTTTTAAAGAAATATCATTGATAAATTTATCGGTCATGTAGTTTTTCCTAAGATTATAATTCTTATCAAATCTACTATTGTGATCTACATATAATGATAAATCATTAACATCATATTTAAATTCAAGACCTTTAGGGAAAGAAGCTTGTATATTATCTAACTTGTTTTGTAAAGCTTCAAAATCAGTATTACCATTTTCATCTACAGGAACTTCACCACCACCTAATAATAATTCATCAATTGTTTGCTGTAGTGCTTTTACTCGTTTTTCGTAATTAGTTCCTTCTGTAGTAGTAGCGAGTTCATTATAATTCTTAGCTACATCAATATCCATGTTTTCAACTACTACGTATTTTTTAATATCACGCGGATCTGCTGCTTCCACCTCTCCAGTTCCTAACAGATCGTCTATTAATTGCTGTTCTTCATCAGGATTTTCAATTTCTTTTGGATCTTTTAATTCGTCACCAAATAATGATTTATTCCATGTATTAAAATCTGACGTTACTAAATTTTTTGCTTTTAAAAAACTATGTAGTTTTAATCTATATTTAGGATTATTTTTAGCGTGTGTAACCCAGTTTTCATATTCACCAGCACCTTTTTTAGTAATAAGTTTTCTATCTAATAATTTATTATATAAAAACTTAGCATGCTTTTCATTACCTGTTGATAAAAAACTACTTACATCAGAAGGTATTTCTTTTTTCTTTTCTGTTTCAGGCTGTTTATAATCTTTATGTGATTTTAAATAACCTAACATTCTGTCTCTACCATAATCAACAGACTGTTGACTTGTATCTTTTATGGTGAATTTTGGTCCTCCTTTTTCCCAATAAAGACTTTTTAATTGGTCATAGGTTAAATTATCTAAATCTTGCATATTATTAATCTTCTATAAAATCAAAACTACCAGCTTCAGCGTCTTTTACTTGTTGTAATTGATCTTTTATTAAAGCTATTTGACCTGATTCATCAACAACATCACCAGCTATTCTTTGTCTAGCGTATGCGGGTGACATCATTTTGTCATACACTTCATTAACTGTTCTATCTGTGTAAACTCTATGAAAAGCAGCTAATTGATAAGGTGTAGGCTCTACTCCATTTTCCCAAGGAGCTATAGATTCTTCCCATTTCTGTCTTAAATCATCATCAGACATAGGTGGTGGTCCCACCACTTCAGGAAATTTACCAAATGATTCTCTAATTATATCAATATCATATGGTTCTGTAGCTGTGCTTGCAGCTAATCTATTATTCCAGTAAGCTTTAGCTTCATCTATATTTCCTGTTGTAGGATCTAAAAATCTTTTAAGATTAATATCTATAGCTGTCTGCATTTTACTTCTTAATTTCTTTTTATCTACATTATAAGTAGGATATTTATATTCATTTCCATTTTCATCTTCAAACTTCATAACAGTTACAGCATCTTCATTAATTTTACCATCTATCCTTACATCACCATCCATTTTAATATCATTTATTAAAACAGAAATATCACCTGGGGTTGTCATTTCGCCTTTATCATTATATTCAGCACCTTTAAATATATCAGAATCTTTAACAACAGTGTTAATAATTTCAGTTTCATTAGGTATTTCTACTAAAAATTCTTTATTATTATCCTCATAATCTTGAAGCGTATTGCTATTAACAACGTATTCACCATCTTTAAATGAAACTTCTTTACCATTTACAGTACCACTTCCACTAAAAACATACTCTATTGAATTATTAGGACCTCTTCTTATTTTATAATCAAAATCACTATTTTTACCAAAACCAGGTTTACTTTGTATTATATAAGCGGCTAATAAAGCATCTGAATTACCTGTTAAATCTATATCTCTACCTTCAAAATCAAACTGAGATGTTAAGTTATCTAATGATGTTTTAAGTGTTTGAGGAGAGCTATTTATAAAATCAAGTTCAGCTTTTAAATCTCCATAATTTTCTGGTCTAGGTTTTTGATTCATCTCCATGGTAAGCTCTTTCGCTCTTTCTGCATATGTAACTGTTCTACCATCAGATGTTTCATAATTATCAAAATAACTATCTACCTTAGTAGTTCTAAATTCATCACCATAATTTGTATCATCAATGTCTTTTATAACTGCTGCAGAAGCATTACCTGCTTTCATTATATTTTCATTCATTAATGTATCTGCTGCAACTTTTTCAGCAGCTATTGCTTTTTTGCTGTCAGTTACGGCTGTATTAATGGTATCTTGTAAGTTCTGGAATAAATCCGCTTGCGATTGATTTATATATTTTGGTGATTCGTATGACATAATTATGATGTTTTAGCTAAAGCGTTAGTTATACCACCAATTGCTCCAGTTATAGCTGCAGTACCATCTCTTCTTGCTTGAGCTAATTGTGCTTGCGCGTTATCAAGCTGCGCTGCAACTCTATTAATTTTTTGCATTTCTCTTTCTTCTTTTGCTCTGAAAACAAATTCTTTACCTGAAGCTTCTGCTTGCTGTACTTTTTCAGCTTGTGACAATTGTATTCCTTCTATTCTTTGTTTTTCAGCCATTACTCTTTGCTCTAGCATTTCTTCACCTTGTGCTCTTAATTTTTCATTTTGAGCTTCTTGTTGTTCAATGCTTGCAGCAACTTCTTTTTTACTTTGTAAAGCAGCTTGTGCTAAAGCGGTAGCGCCACCTGCTCCAGAACCTGTTGCCATTAAAGTATCCAATGTATTAGCTAAAGATATGTCTGCTTGTTCAATTTGCATTTCAGCTGCTTGAGTGGCAACTGATAAATTATTATAAGCGTTTGTAAACTGTGAAGATCTATCTACAACCATACCAGATAAATCTGTTATTCCTTCATAAGGATTTATGATTGCTTGTCTACTGTTTTCTAAAGCGTTTAATTTAGCAGATAGTCTTTTTACTTCACGCTGAGCTTTTCTTTTAGCTCTACGCGCAGCACCACCTCCAAAAATCCCTGTCACTACACTTGACGCTATTCCTAATGTTACTGGATCCATGTTATTTCATTATAATTTCTGTGCTGACCGCAAATAAAGCTTTTGGTCCGCCGTTGTTAGTTGTATTATCTGTTTTCATTGTTACTGTTGCGAAATATCCTTTAATACCCATCATTGAATTACCATATATTACTTCACCAGCTGTTGGATTAGGAGTATTGTTAGGTATTACCGCGTAGTATTTATTTTGTTTTCTATCAAATCCAGCTCTATATTGAATATTATCTTCAACATAAACACCTTCATTGTAACTATAAATTCTATTATAAGTAGCATCTGTAGCAGTATCAAAAGTGTATTCCCAATTACCAGAATATAAATCTTGGCCTGTTGAATCGGATATAAACTCAGTTACTTCCCAACCATTACTACCTTCGTAATTTATAGTTTTAAATGTTTTTATAAAGTTTGGCTGTGGATTAAATACAAACTTAATGCTTGATGGTGTTTTTAATCCATAAAAATTATTTCTATCTGTATTACTGTAATGCTCCCATAGATAAGAGCTAGCACTCATTTGAGTAGATGATGCAAATTCAGGAGAACATGAATAGTATTTACCTTTAACGCTAAATGAATCATCAGGACCATATGTATAGAAACTTGTCCAGCCAGCATTTCTTTCGTCCCATGATAAAGTTTTATATGCTTTTGGTGTTGCGCTTGTTATATATCTACCGTTAGGTTGTAATGATATAACATAGTTTTTATTATAAACATCATAAGAACCTAATATAACACCTTCATTTCCTATAGCACCTAATTGATCTCTAAAGAAATCAGTCATACCTGCTATAGATATTTCTTGTATTTGGCTACCTTCTATTTTTAACACCGCGTTTCTATCTTTATCTACAAAATATTTAGTATAACCATATGTAGCAAAAGACTCTGGATTATTACCAATACCCCAGTTACCAGCTATAGGAGTTATAGAACCTATAACTTGATTAGCTGTTGTCAATGCACCACCACCTTCTGCGCTATATATAGCATCTTTATCAATTAAAGCTACATTAACTTTTCGCTCTTGAAATACTGTTAAGTTAGTATCTTCTGCAAATAATTTTTGTATTGAACCATTTACGGGATCTACAGATCTAGTTATTTCATCAGCTACGCTAAACTGATTAGTTTGATTTATACCAGTTCTAGAGTTAAATATACCTGAATATATTAAAGAGTTAGATAGACGTTGCTGAGAGTCATTCTCTTCAACTATATATGCTTTTACACCGAAATCTACACTAGTATTATTATAACCACCTCTAATGCGAGATTCTTCTACATACCAATCATAGTCTGTATTTGCTACAATAGGTGTTTCCCATATAGTATCTCTTACACCTTGCTCATAAGCTAAAGGTATTTCTGCATTAGATGGATAACCTGGCCTACCTGTATTAGGAAACGTATTAGATCCTGTACCATATATTCTCTTTAAATAAAAGGAATTAGAATAATTTACATCTATTGTTATAGCCATTTAATATATTATTACTTGTTTTTTTAATAAATTACGGTGTACAAGGTCCAACTGTCATTAATTGCTGACCATATGTGCCATCAAAAAATTCTATATAAAATATTGCATATCCTCTTGGACTAGAATTAACACTTCCAAAATTATTATATACAACTCTATATTGACCAAGTTGATCAAACTTAAAACTATAAGAAAATTTAGTTCCTACAGGATCTGTTAAATCAAAATCACCTAAACCAGGACCAGAAACTCCACCTTGATTAGCCGAATACGTATTGACAGAACCTGCAGCTGAATTTATTTCAGCCCATGGACCACTAGGTGCAAGTGTGCTATCTATAGGTCTATGTTGTATTACCCATTTACCCACGCTAGTTAATTGTGCGCCTGGTCCACCTTGACCTATTATTTCCCATGTAGGTTTTATAAGTATTGTTCCTTGGAATAAATCACCTCTACAATTTGTTCCATTGATAGTATTATATATAGTTCTAATGTTAAAAATATTTTGAGGAGGAACTAAAATAGCAGCTCCACTTACACCGCTTGGTAAATAAGTACTTCCTGTTTGTGTGAAGTTTGAATTAGCATTAGCTGTATCACCTTGTACAAAACCCCAAAACCCACTACCATTTGTAGGTTGTGTAGTAGCGTTTGGAGAAGGAACAGAGAATATACTATATTGACTAGCTCCAGTTGCTTGACCTGTACCAATAACTTTAGGAGCGTATAATGTTCCAGCTGTAAACTGTAAGAAAACACTAGTTGTTTGTACATCTACTTGAGAGTTATTAGAATTATTTGCATCTGCTAACTGAACTGTTAATATATATGTAGCTTCATTTACCATTGTAGCTGTACTAGTTACTCTACCCGTATTGTCTACAGCAAATGGAATATTACCCGTTTGAGGACTACCATTTTCTGTAAAGTTTTGTATACTAAAACTTAATTGCTGAGTATCATTACTTGTGTCTGCACTACCATTTTTACCACTAAATTGATATATAAATACATCATCTACAGAAGGGTTATCTGAACCACTAAGTGCTACAGTATCGCCATCTCCTAATGCAGCTCCAGTATCATCAAATATTATAGGAGTATCATTATTTAAACTCAATGTGTATATATTTGATAAATCATCAACATATTCACTACTATTACCTGATGTAACTTGTAAATCAAATATATAAACATCATTTTGATAAGAATTATCTCCATACCAAAACAATGAATTAGTAGTTATTTGTACTTCATTAGCTGGAGCATTACCAACTAAATCTATATCAAAAGGTAAAGTACCGTCTGGATTAAATATTGCTGTTGAAGGAGCACTTGATCTATAAACAGCTGTTATACTTATATCTTGTATGGTTGTTATTTCAGAACCTGAACCATTTATAAATTTAATTTGATTACCAGCATTTGTATTTAAACCTTGATCTTCTGAAAATGTTCCTACATTATTATTAACACCTATAGCTCCATTGTAATTAGTTTCAATCATACTGTTTAAAACTTCTAGTTTACCCGTCATACAAGTTTCCCAGAATATTTCTAATAAAGATTCAACTGGTTTGGTTTCTGCTACAGTTAATTTAGGTCGCATAGACATTTTTCTACTATATGTTGTAAAACCTGGATTACCACCACTACTAGCAACAACTTCTTCTTCAAAATTTGTATCATGATATTGATTACCATATTCGCTTTCATCTATAACAATAGCGCCAATAGGATTATCAAAATTACCTGGTTGACCAACTTTCATTATAAATGGATTTTGATCAGCTCCATAAAAACTAGCAACACTACCTACATCACCCCAAGGTATACTACCTCTTTCTGTAGTTACTACTTGGTTTGTTCCACTAGGCACATATCTAGTTGTTAATCCATATTGACCTTGATCACCAGACGTAAAACCACCTAATGGAAACTCTTGAGTTGCTTCTGTTGGATTAGTTGTTCCTGTTACTACTGGAGCTATTCTAAACTTTTGAAAAGGTACAGCTGCTAACTCATTTTCTTTAACAGTAGACATTGTTAATACATTTTGTATAGAACCTGCGGGGTAATATTGTTGATTTTCTGCAAAAATATAATAATTAGCACCAGGTGTAGTAGTTGTAGTAGTGTTTAAATTAAATGGATTAGGATTATTTACACGTATAAATAACTGTTCATCACTATTAAACTCTTGATCAGTAGGACCAACCTCTGTTAAATTTCTAGGTATTTTATTAATATTATCACTTAATACTGTAGAGAAAAATATTTTACCTCTTTCTGTTTGTATAGGGGTAAAACCAGCACTTCCAACTAAAGTAACTTTATTCCAAAGTTGATTATTAATAGGCAAACCATTAACAAAACCAGGAATATAAACATTATAATATTCTTGTTGTTGTTGTTTAACAACTATTTTATAAGTATACCAACCTAAAGGATTTGCTGCCCCTGTTTTACCAATTTGAATAATCGCGTCATTATTACCTCCTACTACTGTTAATTCTTCATTATCTTCATATCCACCACCAGCTGTTATAATTGTAAAATCAGTTATTTCACCGGTTAAAGCATTTATTCCAGTAACTCTTATAGTTAAACCTTTACCAGATCCTGATAATGGATTAACGTAAGTTGTGGCATATGTTACATTTTCTTCATAATCTGTGCCTGCGGCTGTTAAAGATGCTTCTCTTGCATAACCTTCTTCTCTATATAATCCAGGTTTACCAGCTGTGTTATTTATATCTGCAGCTATAGATTCATTAATAGTTAATGCTAAATTTGAACCCATCCAATCAAATACAGGTTCTGTAATCGCATCATTAGCGTCTCTATAAGGTATAGTAACTGTTGAACCTGTTACATCATTAATACTGTCATTAGAAGAAAGTATAACATCTGATTGTCTACCATAATAATCCGCTAAAACAAAACCAATTTGATATATTCTATTTTGTTTAGTAGTTTGAAATGGATACTGTATAGCGTAATCAGAAGTTTCAACATCTGTATTAGTTGTTGAAGCGCTATAATCAATAGACTCAGGAGGTGTCATTCTTTCTAAAAAATTACCATATACTATTCTATTAGAAATTATTTCTTGACCCAAAGCTTTTATAGGAACTTTATCATAAACTCTTGTAGTTTGATTTTGAGGTAAAGTTTTATAAGGTTTATTTGATTTATAAACATAGTCAAAATATACTTGATCTAATAAACCATGTGTATCATCATTATAATTTATTGTCTCTGTGCTCAAATTAGGTGTAGATAAATTTACTGTCTCTAATACTTTAACAGCTAACGCATCAGATTCTTTATATAATATATCAATTTTAGATATTTTATATTTAGTTTGTAACTCTGTTATATTTCCTGGTAACGGTATTTTTAAACCTATACTATCAACATCATTTTCAAACCACTCTAAAATAGTACTACTATACGCGTCTGTTTCATCTTGATAATAATTTTTTATACCATATTTTTCACCTGCAAAACCTGGTATTTCTGTATCTATTTGTCCTAAATTAAATTGACCAAACTGCTTAGGTATAAACATTATTTTACTAAACGGAGCCATTAATGAATACTCATTGTCTTCAAATTTAAATCTATAACTAAATCTTACAAACTTATCATCTAAAAAATTAGTATCACCAGGAAAGTTTCTTTCAAAATCAGGGTTACTAGCTATTAAAATTTTATCACCTGCTGTTAAACCTGTTAAATTACCACCGGCAGTCATATCTTTATCTACTTCAATAACCATAAATCTTATATCAGGCTCTGGTATATACAGAGTTGCTCCGCTGTTACTCATATTCATAGTTACTTTGGTAATTCTTACATCATATCTATATGCGGCTGTTTGAGTTGCGTTTGAATTAGGAATATTATTAATGTTATTACTAGGACCAACTATAGTTATTATATCACCAACTCTTGGAACTCCTTGAAATAAAGCAGATATGTTGTTGTTTGCATCAGCATGAACTTCAAAAGATGTCGATGTTATACCAGTTGCACTAACTTCTTGTATACTATAATTTGATAAATATTCTTCTGATCTATTATGCATAGATGTTCTACTAAAATCTATTTTTGTATTAGCAGGAATAGGTCCAGTTGTGGGTGGATTATTATTTGGATTTGTTATAATAGCAGGTGAAACTTTAAATTCAGTAGGTCCACCAGCAGCAGTGGGATCCATTATTTCTACTACTCTTACTGGAGGTCTAACATTTCTAATAGGCATTGAAGCCACATTTGTTTTATCATTTGGTGTAACTATATCACCTACTTTTATTTTATCGTTACCTGTTGCTATTTTTATTAATGTAGAAGTATTACCAGTTGTATCAGTAAGTACAGTTTGTCTTTCCATTGGAATAACTGGTCTAAAAGGATAGTACTTAGCTACAGATATTTGCATTTCTTCTGTGTAAGCTTGAGGATCAGCAATCGCTCTACTTATAGAGATTCTTCTTGGTTGATTAAAATTATCTGTCCAAAATATAAAATCTTCTAATATATTTGCAGCATGAATAGGAAACTTTTTATTAAAGTTTAACCAATAACCATCTACTAAAACAGTAGGTGGTTGAGGATTATTTAAATTAACTTGAATTATACTACACTCTTCAGTATCTCCAGCTCTACTAAATTCAGAAGCATCACTAAATGTTGTAGCAAATAAATAAACTATATTATTAGTTTGATCAATCACATGCCCTATAACAGATTTGTTTTTAGTTGAAGATATAGTAGATATTGAAGTATTACCTAATACATTTTCAAACTCACCAACTGTAGAACCTTCTGATCTACTTATCATTAAGTTGATAGCTTCTCTATATTCACCTTCTGGTAAAATACGAGAGTCAAGATCTTGATTCATTCTACCTTTTAAAAAGGTATTTTTAGATTCTGGCATATATTAATGTTTTATCCATTTGGATTTGTTACGCATTACTTGTACTATTTCATCTAACTTAATATTAGATAATCTTATTTTTGCATTACGTAATGCTGCGTATCTTTGTCTTTTATATTGTGGAGCAATAGCTGCTGTATCTCTTCTTGTAGACATAATGCTATATAACAAATGTTGATACATTGCTTCTTCTGCTAGCTTTGGTACTTTAGTATCTAAATCATAAGCTAAGCCATCAGATATATATTCTATTAAAACTATTTTACCTTTTAAATTACTAGAAAAATTAAATGTACCTCTTTTTTCATCTATATTAAACCAACCATTTACCTGCATGTTAACAGGATCACCACCATATCTTTGACCATACCAAGCCCAAGGACCACTAGGTTCACCCCACCAATCATACATAAATAAATCAGGTGTTTGATCTGTATTTACAGGCCAAAACCCTGTTATATTACTTGGATTTGCTTTTTGCCATCTTTCATTTATAACAGAACTACCATCAACATTATCACTAAAATTATCCTGTATAATATTACCATCTTGATCTTGTATAGGAGCTTCCCATGGACTACTTGTTAATTGAGTAGGATATATAGTGTGTTTTACACCTAATCCATCAACCCAGGATAATTTAACATAATTAACATAATCTTGCGGTATTATTAACGAAAGGCTATGTGGAACTGATAATTCCATAGATTTAATACTTTTTAAAGTATCATAACTAAATTCTTGTAAACCACGTTTAGCATGAAAAATAACATCTGTTCTATTTACTCTAGGTATTAATTTATCTTGACCAACATAACCTACAATAAAATTATTTACTATATCATTTAATGATATGTATTCATAACTACCATAATTATTTTGTACAGCGTCTGCTTTTAATTGTACTTTAACGTAAGTACCTACAGGTTGTTGAAGACCTAATGTTATTATACTAGTGGTATTAGTTCCATCTGCAGCATAAGTAAGAGCATAAGATGTAGTATATTCTGTCCATTGATCAATACCAGTAGGACTTGTATATATTCTAAAATTATTTAAAGCAAAATCAGGATCATTTGGATTCCAACTTGTACTACTGCCTAATACTAGTTTAGTATTAAAAGTAAAATTATATACAGTTGCTGCAACGCTTGTATATATAATCTGCGCACCTGCGTAATATTGTAAATTATTTTCACGGATTAATCCGCCATCTGGTCTAGGCATGTTTTATAGTTTTGCGTTTTGTTGTTCTTGTTGTATTTCCATATTAGCTACTTCAATAATTGTAGGATCATTTATAATAACTCCTGCGTAAGCTAATATTCTAATTATTACATTTGATTGCTCACTAACGCTTAATTCAAAATCTGTTGATTGACCAGCGTTGTATTCATATTGTCCTAAATTACCTACACCAAAACCCCATACAACATCTGCGGGAGTTTTTAAATAAGATATACTTATATCAGAATTTATACTTGTAGGGTATACAAATAAGCTATCGTTCTCATATAAAAAAATTGGAAAAGTTTCTGTGGGTTGAGTTAAAGGAGAGCGTAATAATTGTGTTAACTCATTTCTTTGAGCATACTGAGTTAACTCTGTATCTTTATAAAACACCGAACCTAATCTATATATGTCTGTAGGGTTTAATGTAAATTCAGGACCTACATAAGTCGTAGCTCCTGTTCTTTGAAAATACTGTAATTTTTTCTCAATATTTTCTATACGATTAGCATATTCGGTATCATTTTGCGGCACACGATACTGTTGATTTAAATCTTCTAAATAACTTTGAAATATATTTAACTGTACCTGAGTCGCAGTTTTGTTAAACTCATCAGGCGTCATATATCCTCTTTGTTGTTGGTTAAGTATTAATAAGACCGTTTTATAAACAGTATTTACATTTATTGCCATTTAATTTTTTTTTATTACTAGGAGGGACCCTCCAGACGCTGAAACTCAAAAATAAGCTTTCAAAAGTTTCTCTTTTTAGGGAGAAGCAAATGAAACCTTAAGATTGATGGATCAATGTCCTTCGAGTGAGGGTGTCACCAGTGTTGGGTTAATCATAATACATCTACACAAACCTATTCTGAATGTAGTTGTCATAATATGGTTTTCTAGTAATAGTGGACTAACTTACATCTTTAATAATTACATGTTAAGATAATTTTTTAGCTATAGATTTGTAAACATCTACACCTTCATCTGTTTTAAACCAAGCAGCTAATGCTGAATATGGGTTTTCATCAAACGGTACGCTAAATAATTTCTTTTTATTTTTACCTATTGTAAAACTTCTTTGATCATCTGCTAAGCTTAAAAATCCTTGCTCAACAGCTTTCACACCAAAGTTTCTTAATTTAACATTATCATCTTTAGCTAATTCAATAAATAATCTTGATTGTTCTTTAGCAAATAACAATAAGTCTCTTCTAAGTTCTTTTGAACTTAAGTTATTAACAGCAGAACCTATTTCTGTTCTCATAATTGCTTCAGCTTCATCTATCTCCATTTGACGCGCTAATATAAGTGCATCAATTTCATATTCTAAATCATCAACTTCAAATTCTGCTTGTTGAACTGGCTTTAACTCTTTATATCTTTTATTTAAATCAGGGTGATATAAAGAAAGAAGTTTTTGTAAAGCTTGTTCTTCTTTTGGTACTAACAAAGATCCGTCTTCAAAAGTAATATGCTTTAATGTAACTTCACCTTTTTGTTCATCTACAAATGGTGATGATTGATTAGTAGCATATCTTAACGCTCTTTGTGAACCTTTTTGTGCATCAAAATATAACAAAGGATATTTCTCTGTATGTCTTGACTTTATTGTATATGTTAATGGGTTTTTATCACCTCTAATAACATATGTTCTATCTTTTATTTCCCAGCCTTCTTCAGCTGCGTTTATTTTCTTTTTTGACATAATATAATATAATTAAATAATTAAAGGTATTGGGCGCCGAAGCGCCCTAACCTTATATAAAAATTAAGCTGTAAATAATACGAAGTTATTTCTAGCTTGTACACATAGACATCTTTCAGATAAGAAGTTTACTTCCATTGCGTCTAACGTAGAAGTAGCAGCACCACCAACTGAACCAGTTAGCCATGATTTCATTCTTCTGTCATCAGCTTGAGAAGCTCTATATCTTACATGTAAGAAAGGTCTTCTAATGTTTGTTCCTAGTAATTGATCGTATACTGTAGAAGTACCAGCTGGTATTAATACACCATCGATGTTATCACCGTTAACAAAGTTAGTAGAACCACCTCTTGTCGAAGCGTCGTTTAAGTATTTCCACGATGTTTTGTAGAAATCATATGAACCTCTTCTGAAACCAGAGAATCCTAAGTTAAGCGCCATATCTTCAGAGTTTTCAAATACACCGTAAGATGTACCTCCAGCTCCGTAAGAATTTTGTTGTGCTAACATGTTGTCAAATAATAACTCAGTTTTTCTATCTAAGAAAAGCATGTTTTCTTCAATAGCTCCTTGAGTATCTAAGTTTTCTAACACAGCATCAAAATCCTGTAAAGATCCAGCGTATCCAGAAAGTACGTTACCACCGTTGTTAATAGCTGAGAATAAACCTTCAGTACCTATTAAACCAGCGTTAGCAGCAGCACCACCAGCAGCAGCAGCAGGGAATTGCATTCCAGCTGTACCAGCGATTGCAGATGATTGAACACCATTTGCTAATTCACCTTCTATCATTGCCATTTCTAAGTAATCTTCGAATCTCATTCTAGTTTCACCTTCAGCTTTTAGATACCATAAGTATCCAGAGTTACCATCTTCAGTAGCAACCTCAACCCAACCGATTTGAGCTGTATCAGAACCAGATACTGCATATCTGTCTCTAATGATAATTGGTTTATTACTAAATGTAGTTAACTGAGGCTGAATAGATTGACCAGTAGCACCTTGAGAAGGACCGTTAGATCCTTTTCCATATTCAGAACCGTATACAAATACTTTTAATACAGCACCTGTACCAGCAGCAGCAGCGTTAACAGCAGCTCTAGTATAAGGAATTACATCAAAGTTTTGAGCACCACCCGCATTACCTTGACCGTTAGCTCCTGTAGCTGTTACAATAGCTTTTACAGTAAACGATGGATCAGCAGGATCCATGATTACTACAGTCATGTTAGGGAAAATAGTGTTCACTTGGCCAGCAGCGATAGTAAGTCTGTTACCACCGTTTGCACCTACAGCAGAACAAGATACACCATCGTAAGAGATGTGTAATCTGTTTTGCTCAGACCAAATTACTTGATCAGACATCATTGGCATTTCAGCGCCAACCATTCTTAAGAAGCCACCTAACGTTCTGTTTCCATAACGCTCTACCTCTGCTTCATAAATTTCTGGTAGATATTGTTGTGCGAAGTCGTTTCCTCCACCACTGTTAAAGTTTAAATAATTAGTAGTTAAAGCTTGAGTGGTTAACGAAGGTAGTAAACTTCCAAATTGAGGACTTAATACACCCATAATAATTGTTTTTAATTGTTAAATTTACTTCGTTTAATTCTAAGTTTCGAACTATCTACACCGTCTATAGCTTTGACCTTAAGACCTCCTATGAAAATATCACCCGACGTTTGACGAGCTTCAGTTGATGGATTTTTAGATCCTTCAACCACATTTTTAATTCCATCAGATTTCCCTTGCTCATAGAAATGATTTACAATTCTATCTATATTTTGTGCAGCATACATAGCTTTATGATAACCTTTCGTATCTTTAACATTACCTTCATTGTCTAAGAACTTCTCGACGAAGTTGTTTAGATTAGATTGATTCTCAGCAATAGCATTGGGATCTTTAACACCATATCTAAATTTTTTATCTCCAACTTGGAAATCAAAACCTTTGAAATCATTAGAAAATAATTGTTTAGTGTTGTCAATGAATTTTTTATGCTTTTGCTCAGCTATTTCTTGTTCATTATTGTAGCGGTTAAAGAAGTCCATAGCCTTTTGCTGCTCTTGCGTTACGCCGGGCCTCAACTTGATTTCGTCGTAATATTTTTGCTTTAAGCTTTCTAAATGGTTACGTGCTTCTGCAACTGCTTCTTTTTTAGCGAGTTTTATTTTTCTGATGTCTCGCTCTTCATCAGTATCTGTATCATACGTAAATTGATCTTCCATGAGAAAAGAAACTTCATCATCGGTAAGATGTGGTTTAGTATTTTTATAGTATTCTTTTAGTAAAGCATCTTCATTTACATTAGAATAATCTGCGTTTAATCTAACATAGTCTTGAATATCACCACCAGTTTCTTCCATAAACTTTACCAGTTTTTCTACATTATCTGGTAATACAACTTTTTTAATAGGCTGTAATTGTGGTTGCTCTACTGTTTCTTCTTTTTTAACTTCTTCTTCTGTTACTTCTTGGAGCGGAGAAATCCCTTCAGTAGTCTCACTGGACTTTTGTACAGATTCTCCCATCTCATTGCTATTTCCGGATGGTTCTTCCACAGGAACCTCCTTTGTTTCTCCGATTTGAATGGCATCGTCTTCTGTTTTTTTAGTTAAATCTACTTTTACAGGTTCTTCTGCTTTTACATTAGGATCTTTTGTGAGATCTACTTTTACAGGCTCCTCTTTAGTAGCATTGAATTTTTTCATTTTAGGTTTTGATTTCATTTTCATATCGCCACCTTCTGATTTGACTTCTTGAGTCACCTCAGGCTTTGTTGTTTCTTTTGTTTCTGACATAATAAAATATTATAAAATTAGTTATACTGCCGGAGGTAAATTTTCCGGACTTGATTTTTCAAAATCTGTAGGCATTAAATTCATTTTTCTTTGCTCAATCATTTTACTTTGTTGAGTGCCTTCCATTTTTATTCTTTTATCTTTACGATCCTCGATCATATCTTCTTTTTGCTTCATAGCCTCTACCTCCATTCTTTTTAACTCCATGTCATACATATGTTGTATTTCCATTTCTTGTCTTTTTATTTGAGACTGAGTTTCCAATTTCTTTATTTCCATCTGCGCTTTAGCTTGTTCATATTGAACATTAGCAGCTGTTAACGCTTGTTGTTTTTGCATTTCTGCTTGAGCTGTAGCTTGAGCCGCTTGTGCTTTAGCTTGTTCTTGAGCTTGCATCATTTGCATTTGCTGTTGCTCTGCTCTTTTTTGTTTTTCTTTACGTTTCTGTTTTAAAACATCATTTGCTAGTTTAAGATTTTTTATTCTTCTAACGTCAATAGCATCTTCTAAATCTATACCTCCTTGTTGTAAAGCCATTTGTATATTCTGCTCTAACATTGCTTTTTCTTCTTCTTCTGGTTCTAATTCTAAATAAATACCAAAATCATGAAGAGGTAAGTTTTGTATTTCTGATAAAGTAGCTACATTGTAAGTAGATATAGAACTTTTTAACGAGTTTAAAGTTAATGGATTTTTTAATGAATCAGCTATTTTTAACGAAACATTTTCACAAGTTCTAATTGTCAACCATAAACTAGCTTGCATTACATGTCTTGTAGCTGTATTAGAAGCATTTACAGCCATTTTTTGTAATCCAACCAATGTATCTTTTTCTGGCATACTACCATCTCGTGCTTCATTTAAACCGGTCACATCTCTTATCATTTGTAAATAATACTGATAAGTAGCTATTAAACTTTGTATTTTTCCTTGACCACTAGAAGTTTGTAATTCTTGAATAGGTACTTTACCTGGATTCATATCACCTTCTTGAGTCATTGATCTACCTACGATACTACCAGTTTGAAAATACATGTTTAATGCTTCTGCTGGATTATAATTTGTACCATTACCTAAATCAACCTCAGCAAGACCATCCATATCTAAAAATACACCATCAGGCACTGTACGAGAAATAACTTGTTGTAGTTTTAAATGTGTTAATTGAATCATATCTGCAAAACCAGTAATTCTACTAACAATAGAATCTATACGACCTTTGTACAATCTAGGAGCACAAATAGTATAACTCATTTCTACTCTAGTTGTATCAGCCATTGGTCTAGTCATGTTTTCAGCAAGCTTCCACTCAATAAGTTCGTTATTACCTATAACTTTTACTCCTTTATATAAAACTTCTATTTTTCTTTCTACTCTTTCAAAATTATCATTTGCAGGTGGATTAAAAGTATCAGGCTTTTCTAATGCTTTTTCTAAACCAGTATCTGTTTGTTTTATTTTAAACACTTGTGTGTTGTAGGTTTTATATTCAAAAAATAAAACTTGTACAGTATTTTGATCATAAGTTTGCCAACCATAAAGATTTTGACTAGTATAAGCTTTTGTTTGTTGTATTTTTGTTAATTGATCATCAGTTAGATAAGGAAATTGTTTAGCTATTTCAGGTATAGTTAATGGTTTAACTTCTCCTACATAATATATATCTTCAAAATGTGGATCTTCTGTGTAAGAATATATTAAATTAGCTGGATCTACATAATCAATTGTAACTCCATTTGCTCTGTTCCAACTAGTTTTAGCACAACCTATACCAAGTGTAACTAAATCATAGTTAAATCTTTTCTTTACATTATCAAATCTGTTTTTAGCTAAAGTGTTATCAATAACTTCTTCTTCCGCTATTTCAACAGCTTCTTTATATGAAAGCTGCATATGTAAATCTAATTCTTCTGGAGATTCAGGTAGTTTAGTTTCATCAGTTTGAAACTCATTAACACCTAAGCTTTGTTGTAAACCTTGTAAATAAGGTTTTGCTAACATATCTTCTAATATAGCTGTAGCATAGTCAGTTCTTTTCTTTAATGAAATAGGATCTTGAGCAAAAGCTTTTATTTCATAGTTTTTATTATTCATGCCGTTTGTAACTATATCTACAAACTTAGAAATAACAGGAACTGGTTTCCAGTCTAAATTCATATAAGACATATCACCATTAATAGCTAGTTCATCTTTATATTTTTGTACAGGTTGTTCACCTCTAGCATATAATCTTAATGTATGAAACCTATTATAAGACGTAGCAAATCTTGTACCGTTACCGCCTTGTCTCCACCATTCACTTTCTATAGCTTGAGCTACTCTTCTTCCATAATCTGAAGAAGCTTTCTCAGCATCTGGCACAGTCTGGCTTGGAAAAGCGCTATTTGGATTTGCGTATGTATTCATTTATTTAATTATTTTTGATAACGTTCCTTTATTATCATATTTTTTTATACCTAAATCAATTGGTTGTCTTTTTCTTCTACTAACTGGTGCGTATCTATTTTTATTACAAGCCATTATAGCAAGACCTGAACTAATAGACGCATCATGACTTGTTCTGTTATTTATATCAAAAGCAGCCCAATCTTCTAATGTTCTTTGAAAATATAAATCTCCGTAACTATCACCATTAAAACCTATAGAATTTTCTATATAAGATTCAATAGCAGCAGCGTGAGCTTGTTTTATATCTTCACTTGAATTAGGTATACCACCTATTTCTTTTTCTGTCACTGACAATTTATTCCAAACCTTATCTGGTCTGTTCATTGAAAAACCTCTATAACCTCTACGTTTAAAATGATAGAGTAATCTAGGTTTATTATTTTCTACTAATATTGGCATGCCGTAAAATACACAAGCCATTAATACATCTTCAAAAAATATTTCTGCTGTTTGTGGTCTAGCAATATATTCTAAAAAGAAATGATCAGCAGGAGCATTTTCCATGCTAAACTTTGTTAAACCATGTAAAGATCCATTAGAACCTCTTTTATCTACAGTACCTGATATATCATAAGGGTCACAACCAAATGCTCCCATATGTTCGTTACCAGCATATTTAATACCATTTTTTTCTATGTATCTATTTTGTAAATTAGCATCTGGTATCCAAGTTATATAAAATCTACCTTGACTGTTAGGAGCAAATATAACTCTTGTATCTTTTATACCATTTTGCCATAAAAAGTTTCCTTGTGTTATAGAAGATTTATTATTAGAGTCTTCATTGAAATCTATTTGTTGATATATTTTAGTAAGATTAAATAAAGAAGATTTAGATTCATCTCTAAAAGCATGCTTTGTTGTTCTTGGAAACTGTCTATAAAATTCGTTTAAAGCATCTTGATCATCTTTTAATCCGTCAACTTCGTTTTCCCAGTATTCAATGACTCCGAGATCGATAAACTCTCCTTGTGGTCCTTGAACTTCTGTATCTGGGGTATTGAAGACAGGTAAGCCAAAAGAATCAATGTATCCCTCGTAGTTCCATTCCATAGGTATGAACAAAGAATATAATCCCGAGCTAGTCTGTCCATTGCGGTTTCTTTTTGTAACATCTGAATCGTCGTATAATTTTTTGAAGTTTCTACCACCTTTGT